CTGATGGTGAAGATCTCCCCTTCGTGAAACTGTACTCCCACGCCTTCCAAGGTCCTGGTGGTTGGTACATCGAGAACTCTCTGACCACTCTGGGTCAGAAGGATCCTGTATCCGAATACAACTCTATGCTGTGGAACAACGGCACTGATGCAGGTAAAGATGCTGCTCGTAAGCAGAAGCGTAAACTGACTTACATCAGCAACATCTATGTTGTGAAGGATCCTGCTAATCCCCAGAATGAGGGTAAGGTGATGCTGTACAAGTACGGCAAGAAGATCTTCGACAAACTCACTGCTGCAATGCAACCCGAGTTTGAGGATGAGGAAGCAATTGATCCGTTCGACTTCTGGCAGGGTGCCAACTTCAAACTGAAAGCAAAGAACGTTGCAGGTTATCGTAACTACGATTCTTCTGAGTTCGCCGCACAAGGCGCACTCTTGGACGACGATGACGCAATGGAAGCAATCTGGAAGAAAGAGAACTCTCTCGCTGAGTTCACTGCTCCCGATCAGTTCAAAGATTATGACGCACTGAAGAAGCGTCTTGATTATGTTCTGGGTAACAAGGGCACCCCTCGTTTCCAGGATCAAGAAACCGTTGAGGCAGAGGAAGAGTTCCGCGCTTCTAACCGTGGTACTGCACCCGCAGTGACTTCTACCCCTGGTGACTTCAACGCAGAAGACATCCTTCCATCCAACTCATCCTCTAGCGATGATGACGATGCACTGTCCTACTTTGCCCGCCTTGCTGAAGAGTGAAGTACAATCAGATCTGCCTCACTTTGTTAGTGGTGGCAGCATATTTTAATCTCTTATTCAAGTGAAATCTGATTACCATATTGATCGTGTAAATAAGAGTGAAGCCGCAGAGTTACTTCTGCGGTTTCATTATTTAAAAGATATATCTAAAACTTTTAAATCTGGTTATAACTACGGTTTATATAAAAATAATCAATTCTGTCCTCTGAATATTGGAGGCATTCAGGGAGTCTGTATCTTTACAGGTCTCCCTGTTCCCGAAATAGCAAAAGGTGCATTTGGTCTAGAAAGAAATGAGCAAGAAGGATTATTTGAACTTTCCAGACTCTGCATCCATCCTGACACTCAACAAGAAGAGTACAACATTACTTCTTGGTTTGTTGCTAAAGCGATTAAGCAACTTAGAAAAGACACAAAAGTCAGGGCGATTATTTCATATGCTGATAGTGAGTATCATGGTGGTACAATCTATCGTGCTTGCAACTTTAACTATTGCGGTTTATCGGACGCAAAAAAAGACTTTTACTTTTCCGATGGCACCAAGCATTCTAGAGGAAAGATTGGAGATGCAGAGGGTGAATGGAAAGATCGGTCTCGCAAACACCGATATGTAATGATCTTTGATAAGAGTTTAGAACTCTTATGGACCCAGCAAACGAGTGTTCTCAGTGATGATCAGTCTATCTGATACGTACTGGGAACTTTCTTTGTAACTCATTATCTCACGAATTTCGTTCAGATACTGAAGCAAGTAATTTGATTTCATTACAAATATTTCTCTCTTATCTTCGTTCACATTTACTTCGTGTTCAAAGTTAGATACACCAACAGTGATTGAACTATTAGGAACAATTCCAGAAGCACTGCCTGTTAGACCAGTTGTTTCAAAAGCACCGATAGCAGAGTAAGGATTATTTGATGGTGGTGCAGGAATAGTAAAAGTACTATCCACTCTTAATCCTTTTGGCAAGATCAATCTATTCTTTGAGTCTCTAACTTCAAGAGTTTCTCTGTGGTGATCGCTGTTTATATTTGCTAAACCATACTTTGAAACTACGTGCTCATACAAGTTAGCATTATCTAATGGCCACTGATCTTTGATGTTCGTGATGTTTGCTGTTAATACAACAACCCAATCATAATCAGATCTACCATACATCAATTCTGCAACAGTATCTGGACGCTGACCCTCTTGAATTACAAACTTTTCATAAAGAGTAATCTGATCTTGAACAGAGTCTGCAATCTTAACTCTACGGAACAGATTTTTGATCGCCACATATTCTTGTGACGATATTTTTGTAAGAAGATTTGATTGATATAATACGTTTGGTAGTTCTCTAAAATATGACATCAGTAACCTACTCCTTCTTCTGGTGGAATTGCATCGTAATCTTCCTGGTAGATTGGGCTGACTTCCTTGTACATACAGGTTACCTGAATATGTGTAGGAGTTCCATCCCAGTATGTGGAATATGCACCAGATCCATTATAGTTGACAGATAACTCACTCAATACACCAACCTTGAATTTGTTCAAGAATGGATGAGTGTTCATCCCAGACTTGTATTCAAAATGGAATTGTGATGGTGCATTGATGAAAACTGCCTGCCTTCCGTTCTTCGGCACAACTGCTCTCTTTAGAACTCTAATGATACCCTTTACTTCATCTGCTTCAGTTTTACTTCTAGGAACGAAATCGAAAGTAAATGGAAAGGATCTTAAGGTAACACCACTGAAGAGGAGTTCAAGGTTTGATTGTAAGATTTGACCACTAGATCTGGTGATCATTGTCATTGGATTGACGTTAGCACCAAGTTGATTAAGTGCAACACCAGATAATGCAGAGGCAACTAATTTTTCAGTCCTACTATCAATAGCACTTCCTAATGCACCAGCACCTTTAAGAAGTTCCATTGCAGCAGCTCCAACTTCTTTTGGATCAGTAATTGTCTTGTTAATTAATTCTAAACCAAGACCTTGAAGGGGATTTAAAGTATCTTCTGCATATGAAACTGCTAAAGAGTCACTTACAGATTGTGGAATCGGTAAGTAGATGTGCTTCATATCTTTTTGAAGCGTAGTTAGATTAGACTCAACACCATTTTTTGGTGTACTATCAATTCTAAATCTATCATCCATCATTGTGATGCGTCCAGGCATTTTGATTGCCTTAACTAGGGGTCCATTTTCACCTAGTCTTGCATCTACTACACCAGGAAGTTCATTACTGAATGAACTATTTTGTGGTCTTCTCTCATATACTCTAATCAACAGATAATCTTGCTTATTACCAATTTCTTGCAATGGATATTGGTAAGTATTTTTTATATCATTTTCTGTTTTTGCAGAGGATAATCCTCTTGATAGTTCATTATATTTCTTTGCGTGCTCATTAAGACCCAGTTTCATTCCCATATCAATAGAGTCGCCAAAGTCTCCTACAGACCTTCCCTCTGAAAATACTTTGCCGTAGTTGAAACTTGCCATTACAGGACTATTTTTTAAGTATTTAGACGCTTATTCATAAGTGAGAGTTTCAATATGTCTGTAACTTCAGAACGGAAAACCTCATAAACATCAGTTCCAACTTCATTCCAAGTGTATTGTCTTGGTTCTCTCCAGTGAGCACTCAATCCACGAAATCCCCAAGAGAACACATCTGTAACTGCAACAAAAGGATTTGTATCGTAGAGAAGATTTGGTGTTTTTGCGTTGTAAATGAAAAGATATATTTTTCCTGGTTGTATTGATCTAACTGGTGATGCAGTGAGAACTTCGAGTACTGCAAGCATTCTATCATCAGGACTTTTCAATCCTGTCATCTCATCAACAATTTTACGAACTCTATTTACGTTAGTATCAGTATCTGTAGGTCTTTTTGCTGCCCTTTGTTCAGCAAGTTTCCTTCTTTGTGCTTGAAGTAGACTTTCTCTTTTTGCCATTACTTGATACCGAGTTCTTTCTCCGTCATTACTTTGAACTCCCACATCCTATCAGCACAGTAATCTTGTGCCGCTTTCCACTTTGCCTGATTTTTGGCATATTCGTATGCCTCATTCAGGTATTTTTTTGTCTGTCTTTTTGGTTTAGGTGGAGGGGAGCATTGTCTCAAAGGTTTTACTTCAATCAAAGATGATCTGATCTTACCATTTACATCTTTGTACTTGATGAAGAAATCTGGAAAATAACGATGAACCTTATTATCAATTGGTGAACGATAAGGAATACAAAACTCTTCTGATTGCCATTCTAAAACGTTAGGATTATTATCACAATAGACCATAAACTTGCGTTCCCAGAGAGAACGATATACAATATTGGTCGGATCACCCTTATATTTTTTGGGATAAGAAGGTTTGTATTTTCCCTTATATGACATCTAAATAACTAAACAATCACCTAAGAGTATTTAGAGTGCCTAGACCATTTCCGAAAAAGATATCTCAGATAAAACCAACTTTATCAAATTTATCATTAAGTTCACAGTTTGCAGTTGAATTTGGTGGATTGTCTGGCAATCTCAGAAAGCATCTGAAGTTAAGAGGTGTTGATCAGAGATACTATGAAAGTGATATGGGACTGCTATGTTCCAGCGCACAAATTCCAGGTAGTGCCCACGCAACTACTTCAATTACAGGAAACTATCAGGGTCTCACAGAAACATTTGCACATACCAGAACTTTTACGCAAATGGATCTAGAATTCTATGTTGACAATAGTTATAGAGTTCTGAAATTCCTTGAGCACTGGACAGAGTTTATTTCTGATGGATCAAGATCTGGTCCAGATAGAATGAGTAATCTTGATCCTGATTACTATTTTAGAATGCATTATCCTATCGAGTATAAGTGTGATAAAACTAGAGTTATTAAGTTTGAGAGAAACTATCAGAAGTATATTGAATATAACTTCTTTGGATTGTTCCCAATATCGGTAACTTCAATACCAGTATCTTACGAAGGATCTCAAATCTTAAAGGTAAATGCATCCTTTAAGTATGATAGATATGTTTCTGGTCAATCAAGATCTATCAATAAGTTCCGAAGAGATGATAATAACCTAGATCAAGCACCTAGTGGAACTGGATCTGGAAAGACAGATCCTTCATCCAGATATGTTTATGAAGGTTTGACCAATGCTGATGCACTAAATCCAAATTCTGATTTATTCAAAGCATTGTCGAATATTACTTCAGATTTTTCATATGGCGGAAACTTTGGTGCAGAGAGAAATAATCCATCTGCTAGAGAGATTTCTAGTGGTAGGAGGATCTAAAAACCCCACTAAATAATTTTACTGATGTGCATGAATTGTAATGCCTTTACCAAAAATTTCTACACCAACTTATGAGTTGGTAATTCCTTCGACTGGGAAAAAAATTAAGTATAGACCTTTCCTTGTTAAAGAAGAAAAGGTTCTGATCATTGCAATGGAATCTGAAGATACCAATCAGATTGCAAATGCAGTTAGAGATGTTATCAAAAGTTGTGTCCTTACCAGAGGATTTAAGGTTGAAGAACTTGCAACATTTGATATTGAATATTTGTTCTTGAATATTCGTGGCAAATCTGTGGGTGAAGAGGTTGAGGTATTGATTACCTGCCCTGATGATAAAACTACTCAAGTTCCAGCAACAATCTCCTTGGATGAGATTGAAGTGAAGTTTGAGGATGATCATACTACAGACATCAAACTTGATGATAGTCTTGTATTGAGAATGAGATATCCATCAATGGATGAGTTTGTCAAGAACAACTTTGAACTTAATGATGTTACTGTAGACGATACATTCAAGATTGTTAGTTCGTGTATTGAACAGATCTATAGTGAAGAAGAGTCCTGGTCTGCAAAGGATTGTACCAAGAAAGAGTTGAGTGAGTTTGTAGAGTCTTTGAGTTCAAAGCAGTTCAAAGAAATTGAAACTTTCTTTGCTACAATGCCTAAACTTACTCATACAATCAATGTAACCAATCCTAACACTGGTGTTGAGAGTCCTGTTGTTCTTGAGGGATTAGCAGCTTTTTTCGCGTGAGTATGGCTCATACTAATCTTGAGTCATACTTCAGAATTAATTTTGCCTTGATGCAACACCATAAATATAGCTTAACAGAGTTAGAAAATATGATGCCTTGGGAGAAAGAGATTTATCTCGCTTTCCTCCAACAATACATTGAAGAAGAAAACCTAAAGGCACAACAGAATGGTCAGTAGTTCTCAAATTGTAGGTAGAAAAACAACAATATCTGCTGCATCCTTTACAGGAAGAGCTACTGCTCCTGCTGCTCCCGATCCAGTAACTACTAAACTGCTCAATCAGAATTCATTGCAGTTGGCAATGGTTGCTGGGCAGATCCAGGGAATGAATGCACAGATGCAATCCTTGGCAGGATCACTGACTACCATCAATCAGAACCTGGCGGTATCGCAACAGTTAGAAAGACAGAAAGAAGCAGAAGAGCAAAGACAGCAATATGCACTCGCCCAACAGAAATTAAGAGAGGGGCAAGAGAGTCAAGTCGAAAAGAAAATACAAGCAGCAACAATTAAACCAGCACAGAAATTAGCAAACAAGGCATCATTTACTCTTGCGAGAGTTGGTGATTTCCTAGGTGCCCTGTTTGGAAGTTGGTTAGCAATGAAAGGCGTTCAAGCCATTCGTGCTTTCTCCGAAAAGAATACAGATAGACTTAGAGAGATTAGAAATGAAACCCTGAAGGGTGTAGCAGCAGTTGCTGGTATATTATTAGTCGCAAAAGGTGGTCTAGCATTACTTGCAGCAAACTTTGCTGGTATTGCAGGCAAGATTGGTCTGATGATCACTGGTGGTCTAATTGCTGGTCTTACTATAAAATTACTTCAATTCATAAAAGATGCAGGTTCCAGAGCACTTGATGCTCTCAATCCTTTTAAAAATAATGACGCACCAACTGCAGACTCTCCTGGTGGTGAGGCAGCAAGTACTGGATTTAGTTTCAGTGATCTTAACCCATTCGGTGGATTATTTGGTGGTGGTGGAGATGAAGGTCCAGATTTAACTGGACAAGGTGGTCCAGATATTGAAGCACAAACACCAGTAGTTGAAAAACCCGAAGGGTTTATGAGAGGTCTTGCTGGATTGGGAGATTTTCTTACTGGTGACTTATTTGATTTTGATAAGAGGAGTAAAATTCCTGAACCTGTAGCATCTGAAGAGCAGGCACAAGTTGAACCATCCGAAACTATGATGGGGCAACCTGCACCTGCTGCAAATAAATTTGTTACTCTTAATGAAGATGGATCATATGAAGATGCACATAAAGATGGAGAATTTGCAGGACCAGATAAACCAGCAGCAGAAGGAGAAGCATCTTTACAACCAGTACAAGGCGAAGGAGAGGTTGCTTCAACAGACTCGGCAAACGTTCCATTAGAGGGAGATCCTTCTAAAGGATTGCAACCAGGTCAAATCTCTCCTGATGATACAACCCTCTCACAGATGGGTTACAGCACTGATGAAGTTGCTGCAATGATTGAGGATGAGAAGAGAATTGGTAAAGAGGGGTCAATAACCCCAATACCAAAAGGTAAATTGCTTGAACAAGCAGTATCACAACCACCTCCAGAAAGTTCTCCTGTTGTTGTAATGGCAGCAGGTTCTGGTGGTGAGCAACAAGCACCTCCACCTACAGCACCAGCGCAAGGTGGTATCAATGCAGCGCCATCATTTGAAACTTCCAATCCAGATAACATCTATACTTTGGGTGCATTATCCAACTTTAACGTGGTAATGGCATAATGGCAGATACTAATCAATCACTCCTAAAGAATAGTTCAAGCATCAACACGATTAAAAAATCGGTTAGTGCTTTTGGAAAGTCACTTTATGCTGCAAATTCTACCTCATCAAAGATTATTAAGTCAATCTATGCAGGCAATCGTGCAAAAAAGAAAGCAATTGCTGATAGTAGAAACCTAGTCAACTTAAGAAAAGAAGCAGTAAGAAGAAGAGAGCAAGAAGATTTAGTTGAAGCAGGTAAAGTTGGCGGTGTTTTCAGAAGAACAGGCAAAGTAATTACTAATAGCACAAAAGGAATCCTTGGCAGAATCATGGATTTCATTGGTGTTATTATGCTTGGATGGTTTATCAGAACTATTCCTCAAATTCTACAGAAAGCAGAGGTTCTGATAAAAAATGTTATGCAGTTGAGTAATACACTGCGAAATTGGTTAGATGGATTGTTTAGTTTCTTTGGTGAGTTAGGTAATGGTCTAGATTTCAATTTTGGTGAGATCAAAGATGTTCGCATACAAGATGATCGAACAGCGATTGATAAGGCAACGAGTGATGTTGAAGATAAGTCAACAACATTAAATCGTCAATTCCAAGAGATGTTTGATAATATCAAGAACTTTGATCTTGGTGCAGCACTTGGTTTTGGATCAGAAAAGCAGGATACGCAACAGGGGCAAGGAACACAACAAGGAACACAACAAGGAACACAACAAGGACAACAAAGTTATACGATTCCAGATGATCAATCATTCAAAGATTCGGTTAGTGCTACGGCAAAACGATTAGGTATCAGTGAAGATGATCTATATGCCGTTATGGCATTTGAAACTGGTGGAACGTTCAATCCTGCTGAAAAAAATAGGGCAGGATCTGGTGCAACTGGTCTTATTCAGTTTATGCCATCTACTGCAGAGGGATTGGGAACCACAACTGATGAACTTGCCAAGATGTCAAGAACTGAACAGATGAAATATGTTGAGAAGTTCTTGTCAAACAAAGGTATTTCTGGTAAGGGTCTTTCTGATGTCTATATGGCAGTTTTGTTTCCTGCTGCTGTAGGAAAACCTGATGATTTTGTTCTCTTTGGTAAGGGAGCAATGAGTGGATATACTGGTACAGCATATGAGCAAAACAAAGGTCTTGATGCTAATAATGATGGAAGTATCACAAAAGCAGAGGCATCTGCTAAAGTGCAACAATATAAAGGTGTAAGACCTGAACCTCAACCTGCAACAGTTTCTTCTGATCCTGGTCAAACTCCAAACATTGATCAAGGATTTAGAGTAAGATCTGGACAAGATTTGACTGGTATGTTAGGTGCCGAAGCAAGAGTAACCAGTCTTCGTGGAAATAGAAGAGATCCAGTCAGTGGAGCAGCAGGTAAGTTTCACTCGGGTGTTGACATTGCTTGTGCTACTGGATTGTATATTGCATTAAGAGTTGATTGCGAGATCGTTGGATATGCATTTGATAGAAGCGGTTATGGTCACGTTGTTGATGTTTGGGTGGAGGAAATGGGCATACAACTTCGTTTTGCACACAATAGTAAGGTAATAATTTCAAGTCCTGGTAAGAAAGTTCCAGCAGGAACATCATTTGCAATCACTGGAAACTCTGGACGTTCTACTGGTCCTCATATTCACTTTGAGGCAGACACTAGAAAAAATAGAACAGGATATATGAGCAATGCAGCAGCATCACCATATATTCCTTTAATTATGCTCACTAGAGCGAATATCAAAGGACAACCAAGCAGTCCAAATCTCACAGGACAAGGTGGTTCAGGAATTCAAGGAACAGGTGCTCAAGCAAACGTTGCATCTAATGTATCATCAAATCCTGCTAAAGATAAGAAAAGATTTATAACATTGCCAGCAGCAGGTGGTGGTAGCAGTAGTCAAGCACCTTCAGAAGCATCAATCTCTGGTGGAGGCGGTGGAAGCATACCACCATCCACTAAAGTGAACACGTTAAATAGTTTCATGACCAAGATGCTATTCAAAGAGTTAGAAAACGTATAATGTCAACTCAACCAGCAAACGCGACAGATACTTCCCAGTACGATGAAATCCTTATCGAGTCTAACGATAGGGGAAGAACTGCTGACTTGAGAATGGGTGTTGCCTCTGTAGATTACTACGAGGATATTTTTTCACCCACACTCACAGCAAAGATAGTTGTAACTACAACTGGTAATGCATTCAATGGAAAAGGAATATACCAAGGTTTACCACTTCGAGGTGGTGAGAGATTATCGTTAAGAATTGAAGGAAACATTCCAGAAAATCCTGGTCTAGATTTTTCAAAAGACCAGAATATGTTCTATGTTTCTGGCATCACTAACATCATTAGTAGTACCAATACAGAGTCATTTTGCCTAAACCTCTGCTCAAGAGAGGCGATTACAAATGAAACTGTAAGGGTTGTAAAAAGATATCCATCTTCATCACCACTATCTGGCACAGTAGAAGATATTGTCGCATTATTAGCAACAACAAAGAGTGTTGAAGTAGATCAAACCCAGAATAAGTATGCTTTCATCGGCAATATGAGAAAACCATTCACGGTTTTGACTTGGTTGGCATCAAAAGGAGTTCCAGAAAGCAAAGGTGATGCAACAGCAGGATATTTGTTCTATGAAACACAAGATGGTTTCAACTTCAGAGCGATTGATAAGTTGATCACACAAGATCCTGTAGCAACTTATTACTATACGGAGGTATCTAAACCAGAATCAAAGAGTCAAAACTTCCAGATTTTATCATATACAACTGATAGAAGTGAAAATATGCTTGCCAAATTGAGATTGGGTGCATATTCTAGTCATAGAGTATATTTTGATCCATATACCTTTGAGATCACTCCACCAGAGAAGAGAAAGTTTAAATTAGAAGATTATGCTGGCAAGGCGAAAAATCTTGGTAAGAAGATTGGATTGCCTAGTATAGGTGAGGGAGCAAATGATAATCTGGGTGATATCCCAACTAGAATTGTATCTGGCATTTTGGATCGTGGAACTCATGAACACGGAGTTTCTGCAGAAGAAAATGCAGATCCACTGAAGTATCAATCTCAAGCATTGATGCGTTACAATGTTATGTTCACACAAACTCTCACGATGACAGTACCTTCAAACACAAACTTGAAGGCAGGTAATATTATTAAATGTTTGTTCCCCAAAACAACGGCAGAACAAACAGCAGATGAATTTGACCAGGACCAAAGCGGTCTATATATGATTAAGGAACTGTGCCATCATTTTGACACAACGGGGTCTTATACCTCAATGAAATTGATTAGAGATACTTACGGTCAATACGGAACAAATAACGAAGACAGCTAATGATTGAGGAGCAGCTACTAAAAACTAATTTCATTGGAAGAGATGGTTTCCGCTGGTGGGTAGGACAAGTTGCCCAACAGAAAACTCAAGGCGTACAGGTAAATGGTGGTGGTTGGGGAAACCGCTTCAAAGTTCGTATTCTAGGTTATCATCCATATAGTGAAGTAGATCTTCCTGATGAGGATCTTCCCTGGGCACAGGTATTGTTAGGAGTATCGGATGGTTCTGGTGCTGCAAATAGAAGTAAAACTGTAAGATTATCTCCTAGTGATACTGTCTTTGGATTCTTCCTTGATGGTGATAATGCACAGATACCTGTAATTACGGGTGTATTTGGTAGAACTGCTCAAGTATCCACCAAAGATTTTGCAAGTCCATTCAAACCATTTACTGGTTACACTGGAAGAATTAAGAATGATGGTTCGACTATTGTAAAGAATGAGTCGAATGAACAGAATGCAGAGTCACAAAAATCACCAAGAATTGTATCTACAAGTGATGCTAAAAAGTTAAACGGACAAGGTGGTGCAGATCCATCTAGAGGTGAAAGATCTGCATTTAGTGGTGTTGGTGATAAAGTTACAGCAGCAACATCCAAAGCAGGAAGAGCAGTTAATAAAATCAAAACAGGACTAGAAAACTTTGTAAACAAAGTAAAATCAATCACGGATGATGTTAAAGGTGCTGTAGGTAAGGCAAAGCAGGAAGTTTTTGGTGCTATTGATAGATTTACTGGATCTATTCAGAAGATGACTTCTGGATTAGTTAATAATATGGTGAACGCAGTCTACGATAAGATGGAACCAGTTATATCTGGTGGTTTGCAAGTTCTTTATAAAACAGTATATACTATTACTCTTGCCGCAACACAAAATCCTACTATAGCTCATAAGGCAGGTGTAGCAGCACAAGCAGCAATGATTTCTCCTGTAAAGAAAGTTGCTGATGCATTACCTTGTATTGCAAATTCAATTTTAGGTGGCATTGCCGGAACTGTAAAAGGACTTCTTCAAAATATTGCTGATAATGTAACTAACTTTGTAGGTTGTATTGCTGATCAAGGTATTGGTGCTTTGATGAATACTATCATTGGTGGAATTGGTAATATGCTTGGACCAGTTCTTGGTGGTATCAGCAAAATTCTTGGTGGATTTGATCCTGTCGGTTTCCTTCGTGGTGCTGCTGATTCTATCTTAAGTGCTGCCGATGCATTATCTTGTAATGAAGAGTCGCCAAGTTTCAATAAACCAACTGATGAATGGGTTCTTGGAAAGGGTGCTAGTGAACAGGCAGGACTTGCAATCAATGATATTTTAGAAACTGCTAATCAGGCACAAAGTTTGGCAGATCTTGCAATCAATACAGTTCAAGATTTGACTGGCGATGCTGGATCACTTGGTGTATTTGACTTTGCAAATCCAAGCATCTCTACACCAGGATTTGAAAGTGTTCTTGGTAACTGCTACGCTGGACCTCCAGAACTTGGTGGTTGTGGTGGAACCAAACTCAAAATCTTTGGTGGAGGAGGATCTGGTGGATCTGCTAAAGCAGTTATTGGTAGTATCATTAGTACAATTCAGAATCCAGGAAGAGGAATTACTGGTAGTTTGATTGGTGTTGATCTTGTAAATGGTGGTGGTGGATATACGTTGCCACCATTTGTTGAGATTGTTGATGAATGTGGTCGTGGTATTGGTGGTCAAGCAAGAGCAGAGATTGATTATGATCCAGATTCTCCAACATATCAACAAATCACAGACATCTATATTACCTCCCCAGGTGAAGGATATACCACTCCCGAAGATCAGGAAGAATATGTGATTGATGGACCTAGAATTATTTCACCAGGTCTCAATATTGATGAAAATGATACTGTTCTTGAGATTTCTGATGAAGGAGAAGTAACAAATGAATATGGAGTTAGAATTGATGATGATGGCAGAGTTCTTGAACTTCTACCTAGAACTACTGTAAGATATCAACCAATCACTGATCCAGTATTCTATGAACTCAAATCTGAAACAGGTTTTGGATTGAGAATTAAACCAAAACTGATACCAAGATCCCAGGTACCTGAAGCAGGTAGTGCTGAATATGCAGAATCTCAAGGTAAGGTACAGCAGGTTATTGACTGTATTTCAAAAGAAGATAATCTTGTTGGATATTTGAATGGAAAACCATATTACGGACCTTTCCACATTCATCCATTAACAGGAAGAAAGATGGTTGGTGCTGTTCATACATCAACTCCCCATGCATTCATTTATGATACTCCTGAAGAGAGTTTGGGACCTGTCACAAATATAACAAGACAGGCATCTGCTCCAACTCAAACTACAACAACCACCACCGAAACTACTACATCTACTACACCTACACCTACAACAACCACATCTAGCGTACCTACACCATCCCCAACACCCGCACCAACACCCACCCCACCACCATCTCCTCCACCAACGCCAACACCAACACCAACGCCACCACCAAGTTCTGGTGACGGTGGATATGGTGGTGGATACTAAATATCGCAGGAGGATAAAATATGGCACACGACGAGTCTAACGAAAAATTAGCAAGACTATCAGTCAACTTTGAGAGGAGACAATACGAAATTTTCAGTCCTAACTTTAGGATTGATACAGGCAATCCTCAACAGGGATATAATGGTGCTTGTGTATATGATCTTTACGCCAACACTGATGAGGGAGATATATCCCTTGTTGGTATGGCACAGGGTGGCATCTTCCACATTTACAACGATAGAACTATTGAAATTGTAGGTGGTCAGAAAAGCACTGAAGGTGGTGTAGATGTTTGTATCGTTGGAAAGAATGGTGATGTTTGGTTGACCGCTATGAATGGTGGTGGCATCAAAATACGTGGAGAAGACATTGTTATTGATGCTGACAACAACCTCACTTTACAAGCAGGAAATAATTTAAAGATAAAATCTGATAATAAGATTGAAATTAAGGCACCGATTGCAAACTGTCACGCCAAGTTAGGCAATCTTTGTGGTGATAAGATGTCATTTATGGGCGGAGCATTTGCTTCAACCTATGTTCAAGCGGCAGCAATCGCTGCTGGAAATGGTTTTGTGGGTGGTTTGGCATCGGCTGCAGCAACTTCTGTTGGTGGTCCTGTAGCAGGAGCGGTAGTTGGAGGACTTGTCTAATGCCCGAAGATTTTAATCCAATAACACTTGAAGGTTTAAATAGCAGCACTGATGTTCATTACTTCAATAATAAAGTTTCGTTCTTTGAACCTGTAGATGTCTTTGAATCTGCCAAATTTTCTGGTGGTTTAGATGCTACTGATGCCAACTCACAGGTAAAAGATGTTTTTGAGAAAACTGTTGTAAGAGATAATTATGAAAATGGTGCTATCAATATTGATCTAACTAAAGGATCTTTAGTTAATTTTACACAAGAATGTTCAACTAACTTCACTATAAACATTCGTGGCGCTGAAAAAACAGATATTGCAGAAGCAGTTTCATTAAATGAATACTTACCAGTTGGTAGAAGTGTTGTTGTAACAGTATTGATTCTTATGGGATCAAGTGCTTATGTGATGTCAAATCCAACAACTACTGGATTTAAAATCGATGGTAATGATGTTGTAGTTAAGTGGATCAATTCAACTGCACCAACATCAGGATTTACAAATGCAGTGAATGCATATACTTTTGCAATCATTAAAAACGCTGCTGCAGATTTTACTGTATTGGGAACTTTGAGTAGTTTTGGATAATGCCAGTATTTGGAACTAATTCATCTATTAATGCCAGTGGATATGGTTTTCTGGGAGCAAAGCAGAGAACCATAGAGTCTACTATTAGTCCTAGAAACTTAACTGAAGGAACACAGATCACAGTTACAGTTACGACTAATGGATATGAAGATGGAACATATTATTATACTATCAGAGGAAATCTTGGTACAATAACAGCATCAGACTTTACAGATAACTCTTTAACTGGAACATTTACTATCACTAATGATAGCGGTTCTTTTACTAAAACAGTTGCTGCTGATGGTGTTGTAGAAGAAGGTGAAGGATTTGTTATCGATATTAGAGAGTCATCACATACTTCAGCAGTCATTGAAACAACACAATCAGTTTATATTCAAGGATCAACATCAACTGGAGTTGGTCAAGTTGATGATGGGCAAGGTGGATCTACATTCCATGACTTTGGTAGTGATGGTAATTTGGTATTTGATGCTAGTACCTCAACTTCTTACACATATACCGCTGCTACAGATGTAAAATTCAAAGCATATCTTTGGGGTCAAGGTGGTAGATGTGCAAATAATGGATCTTTGGGTGGACATACTTATGGAACATTTAATTTATCTCAAGGTGATAGACTTCATATACGTTTAAATTATGGTACCAGTAATGCTGGAAGTGGATCAGGTTCTGGAGCAAATGCTGCTTGTGGTGGTGGCGGATTAGCAGGTATTTTTTCATCATCAACGATCAATCAATCTAATGCAAGACTGATTGCTGGTGGTGGAGGTGGTGGAGTGGCATCAGTTGGTGGAAGTTCATCAACAAATGGTGGAGATGGTGGAGGAAACACGGGTCTTAATGGTGGTAATGCTGGAAGCAGTCAGATAAACTCTACTGGTGGCGGTGGAGGATCACAAAGTAGTGGTGGTAGTGCTGGAACTGCTGATAGTAGTTTCACAAAATCAACTACATCAACAAATCCACAATCAAGACTTGAGGCTGGTTTGTTACACGAAAGAAGTGCTGGTACTAATACCACTTTTGATGTTAGTGCAGGTAGTCAAGCAACTTGCACCCATCAAAATACTTTTGAATATCATTGGGATTTTGATGACTCATTTAATAATAACAATTATTCAGTATCTGCTAGCAATCAGAGTTCTCATCAAGATTATCAGGCAAATGGGACATATATTGCTGCTGGATTTTATGCTGTAGTTGATAATAAAACTAATGATGGATGTAGAGTTAGATGGTATAGAAACGACACTAATACACAGGTCAATGTTAAATATCACACCATTGTTGTAACTGGTTCGAGAAATGAAACCACCTCTACAACGATACCAGTAAGTGCTAACGGTTCTGCTGGTTCTGCCCTCCAAGGTGGCGGTGGTGGTAATGCAGCAACAGGTTTTGGCGCTAACAATGCTGCTGGTGGTGGTGGAGGCGGTGCTGGATACTATGGTGGCGGTGGTGGAGCAGGTGGTAATGATTTTGGTGATACTACCCGTGCTGCTTCAGGTGGTGGAGGTGGATCGGGATATGTTCATTCTTCCGTGTCCAATGCAGCTACTGGTGCATTTTCTTTAGGTTCTTCACATCCAGATAGAGGAAATGCTGGAGATCCTGGAGAGGATTCAAAAGTAGTATTTGAAGGAATTTTTGCTTTTGATTATAGAGGAAATGGAAATGATAATGACACGTATTCTGTAAATGTTCCTGCCAACTCAACATCAATGACTGCTAAGGTTTGGGGTGCAGGTGGTTATGGTATTGGTGAGTGCCCTGCCTCTGGAACTGGTCTTGATGGTGGAAATTTTAGTGGTGGTTCTGGTGGTCACGTTGAAGGAACAATACCTGTAACAGGTGGAGACACTATAGTTGTATGGGTTGGTGGAACAAATGCAGGTTCACAACCAGACAGTATGGCAGGTTCTGGTGCTGGTGATGGTGGTGGATTCTCGGGTGTTGTTTATGGATCTAATCTTATGATTGCTGGTGGTGGAGGTGGTGCTGGTCAGGCATCTAATGGAGGATATGGTGGAGGAAATGGTTCTGGTGGTGGAGGATCAGGAGGTCTTGGTGGACCAAATAGTGGTGGAGGTGCTAGCCAAAGCAGTGGTGGGAGTGCAGGTAGTAGCAGCGGAAATCCATCAGGCAGTGGTAGATATTTTAGTTCTTCTGGATATAATGCCTTCTACCGTAATAATGGAGGAGACTCTGGTGGTCACGGAACCTATCAAGGAAAACGTGGTGGCGGTGGTGGTGCTGGATACTATGGCGGCGGTGGCGGCGGTGGATATGATAGTAACTGTACTGGCGGCGGTGGCGGCGGTGGTTCAGGTATCATCACTGGTAACTGGACTAACACTGTAAGTCAATCAGGACAGACTGGACAAGCAGGGGGTAGATCTGCTAGAGACACTGGTGACCCTGATTATGTTGCTGGATATGGTGGAAGTGGTCAGAGCGGATTAGTAGTTATTATCTTCGAGTAACTTGACTCTTCTCCAAAAATGCCTTATAATATGTGGGTAATCAAGGAAAGAGCATGAACGACACTTATGTTGCTGGCGTTGTGATTGATGTCTGCACTCGTTCATTTCTTCTCATCAGCGATGAAGGGGAAGAAAAATATATTGAATGTGAAACTGCCGAACAGTTTATGAGTGTGCTTGAAGTATGCACATCCAATCTAAATGATGATCAAATTGAATATGCAGACTTGGCACTAGCAGGAGAGATTTAATGGAAGTATTTACAATCGAAGAATGGGAAAACAACTTCGATGAACTCTTTGCAAGGGTTGAGAACGGAGAAACCATCGGTATCGTAAAAGATGATGGTCAAGCAGCAGTAATGATGCCTGCAAATGAAGCAGATTTCATACGAATACACACAGACCTTAATAACGACGCAGATTAAGGGAGTGTAGCTTAATTGGTAAGAGCGCCCTGCTTATAACGGGGTAGTCTGGGTTCAATCCCCAGCACTCCTACCTTGGGGGTCTAGCAATCTGGTGAATGCACCGAACTCATAATTCGGCTAAGGCGAGTTCGATCCTCGCGACCCCCACCTAATGCGAGTATGGCGGAATCGGTAGACGCACCAGACTTAAAATCTGTTGGGCATTATGCCCGTGGGAGTTCAAGTCTCCCTACTCGCACTAAATATTGGTAAACAGATCTATGTACAATATGATCGATGCCTATACTGTGAGCAAATCATTCGTTTGGTATAATGATGGAAAAATAATTGTGAGGATGTATTTCTTAAATGAAATTCCGTTTACGTTTGATGAATTGCCAGATGGGCATCTTTATGATCGAGATTTAGTAGAAGAAGCAACTAAAAATCAAACATTTGAAGTAGAAGACGTATATAAAGGTTCGGGATATTTGATTGCTGAAGGATGTCATCCTTGTTTTGATAACATCAAGATTTTGAATCCAGAAATATTGCCAGAAGATCTCTATTCTTATTTTGACGAGGAAGATTTAAGGGGATAAATAAAACATAGAAATCTAACGGTTGTCAGAATAAGATGCCTCTTAATAAGCTTGAGAACTTTATCAAGAATGCCGAAGGTCGCATTCTGTACGTTAATCCTAACGACCTTGACTCTACTGATGGTGTTGAAAACCAAGGTAATTCGCTAACGAAACCTTTCAAAACCATTCAAAGAGCACTGCTCGAATCGGCAAGATTCTCTTATTTGAGAGGTGATGATAACGACCTGGTAGAAAAGACTACTATCCTTGTGTTCCCTGGTGAGCACCTGATTGATAACAGACCTGGTTATGCTATCAGAGATGATGCTGGTACAGCAACAGCAGTTTCTCCAAATGGTGTTGCTACTGCTGCACAAAATGAGTTAACTCTTACACTCAACTCCAACTTTGACCTTACCCAGGAAGATAATATCCTGTATAAGTTCAATAGTATTAATGGTGGTATCATCATTCCTCGTGGTACTTCTGTTGTTGGTCTTGACTTAAGAAAGACCAAGGTTAGACCAAAGTATGTTCCTAACCCAACAGATCCTGCTGCACCTAATTCAGCAATCTTCAGAATTACTGGTGCTTGCTATTTCTGGCAGTTCACCTTCTTTGATGGTGATGAGAAAGAATTAGTATATACCGATCCTAAAGACTTCTCAACAAATAATAAGTCTAAACCTACATTCTCCCACCACAAACTCACTTGCTTTGAGTATGCAGATGGTGTGAACAAACCATCAGGTTATAACCTGACTGATCTTGATATGTATTACAGCAAGATCAGTAATGCTTTCAATAGAGCATCTGGCAGAGAGATTGATCAGAAGTTCCCCGAAGATTCTGATTCATTCGCAAAGCAGAGACCAGAATGGGAGATTGTTGGTGCATTTGCATCTGATCCTCTGGATATTAGCAATCTGATCTCTGGTGATGGTGCAACTCCTGGTACCATTGTAACTGTAACCACAACTGAACCACATAATCTCACCGCTGGGACTCCAATTAAAGTTCGTGGTGTTGATCCAAAAGATTATAACATCTCAACTAAAGTTACTCAAGTTATTAGTGAAACAAGTTTCACATACTTACTTCCTGAAGTTAGACCTAACCTCCCTGCTGGTCGTGGATCTGGTCTGACTATTGGTGGTGCAACTATTACCATTGAAACTGATACCGTATCTGGTGCATCTCCATACATCTTTAACGTATCAATGCGTTCCGTTTACGGTTTGCAGGGTATGCACGCCGATGGATCTAAAGCAGATGGATTCAAATCCATGGTTGTTGCACAGTTCACTGCTGTGTCGCTTCAAAAAGATGACCGTGCTTTTGTTGAGTATGATGAAACCAATAGGGTATGGAATGGTAAAGGTGTAGGTACACCTGTATATGGTGAGAAACTTGCTGCTGAATCATCAGCACTTGAAACATCACAGATTTATCACCTCAATCCTGATGCAGTTTATAGGGATGGGTGGAAGACAACTCACATCAAGATGTCTAACGACGCTGTTATTCAGGTCGTTTCTGTCTTTGCTATTGGTTTCCATAAGCACTTTGAGTGTTTGAGCGGTGGTGACGCTTCTATCACCAACTCCAACTCCAACTTTGGTCAGTTCTCTCTGGCAGCAGATGGATTCAAGGCAGCAGCATTTGGTAAAGATGATAAAGGTTTCGTAACAGGCGTTGTTACTCCAAGATCTATTCCTGATGTTGAAACTAACATTGAATGGGTTCAGTTTGATGTTGCAAAGACACAATCTGTTGGTAAGAGTGGTCACATCTATCTTTTAGGATATAACAAGCAGGACGTTGTTCCACCAATCATTTCCCAGGGTTATAGAGTTGGTGCTAGAATCAACGATACAATTTATCTGAAGGATGCCAATGGTGTTCTGAAGGGTGCTAAAGTGTTGATGACCAATGGTCCTATCACTTCATCTAATACCACTGCATCTGGTACTGCATCTTCTGCAAAGGTATTCTCAAATATCACTGTCCAGAATGATAGTGCTAGAGGTGGTCAAACTTTCTATAATATTGGAGCACATACACTTAAGAATGGTGAATCTATTCGTCTGTTTAGTGAAACTGGTGATCTTCCTGAAGGTGTAGATCCTAACAAAGTTTATTATGCAGTAACTTCCGAAAAGAACACTAGCAGAACTGATAACATTTCTGTTGATACGTTCGAGATTCAAATTGCCTCATCGAGAACTAATGCTGAAGCACAGAGACCCATCACTATTAAGAGTTATGAGGGTATTCAGTTAAGAATTGAAAGTAGAGTTTCTGATAAGAAGGCATATGAACTGGGTCATCCAGTTCAGTGGGACTCAAATAACAATCATTGGTTTGTTCATGTTCAAACAAATAGCGATCTCTATACACATTTAACAACAACAGTACATAATGCTGGCGTAACTGAATCTGATATTTCCTTCATCCAAAGAAAAGAAGATGACAGAAGTTTGGATGAGAAGATCTATAAACTGCGTTATGTAATTCCAAAAGAACTTGTCAATACCAGAGACCCCGTATCTGGTTTCGTTCTGCAAGATTCAAGTTCTACCAACGTTAGAAGTGCAGCAGACTTTAATCTTGCATCAATTAATGTTAATGATTATGATTTTGATCGCAATCCAAGATTCATCACAACTTGTACTCACGATGCAGTCAATGATCTAATCACATTTAGAACTGCTGCACCACACAATCTTAAGATTGGCGATAAGATCATTGTTAGTGATGTTAAGAGTACAACAAATCCAAACGCAACTGTAGGTGTTGGATATAATGGAACATTCTTGGTTGATAGTGTTCAAACTGATAAGGACTTCAAAGTCAGTGAAGAAGATGTATTTGGAACAGTTCATGCTCCTGGCACATTCAACAGTCTGATCAATACTAGAGCAGATGAACTGCCTAGAATTCAAAGAAATGATGTTCAGGATAACTTCTACGTTTATCGTGTAGAAACAATCACACCATATCAGCAGAACATTCAAGATGGTATTTACTATCTCTATGTTCTCAATGCTGGCAACCAAATGCCACAATCTGGTGAGAACTTCAAGGATAAGTACAGTCAGAATGTTACAGATCTCTACCCACAGTTAGATAGAGACAATACAGAAGATAATCCAACATCAGCAGTATCTTTCTCCAAGAGAACTCCTCTAGGTGATGTCGTAACAAACGATCTCAAGAGAAGTTTGACAAGAGAAACTGTTGATAAGTTCTTCAAGACATTTGATCTTGGACATAGAGTTGTTGAAGTTGTTGATAATACAACCACAGCAACCCTCAACTTTGCAACAGAGCACCAGTTAGATGGTGTTGTTGAATATACTACGTTGAGTGGAACTGGTTCTCATACAGAAGGAACATATTTCAATGTAAGACTTCTGAATGATAGCAACAATGGTTGGCAAGGTGCAACTGCTGATGTTGTTGTTGATAGTAATGGAAATGTTACTTCTGCAAGCATCGTAGAAGGTGGTTCTGGATATGATGATGCACAAGTTCTTTACTTTGATAATGCACAGATTGGTGGTACTAAAGGTGCAACTATCACTGTAAATTCTGCTGGTATCTCAACTAGTAAAGATAACTACATTCAGTTGACTGGTATCGGTACTGCTACAGATTGCTATCATAGAATCACTGATGTTACTAGCAGCAAGCAAATCATTGTTGCCAAGAATTCAAGTGATCCAGTACCATATGTAAATCAGTATGCAATCAACCTTGGCAAATCTGTCCTTGTTGATCAATCATTTGCTAGCGGAACATCAACATTTACTTCGTTGAATGGACCTCACGGTTTAGTTGCAGGTAATGCAATCAGAATTGTTGATAACGGAAACGCTAATCTTGGTGATCATATCGTTGCAAGTGCTCCATCTCCAACTACATTTACTGTTGAACTTACTGCTGCTCTCACCAATCCCAAGTGGGTATTCAAGCACGGTATGTCTGCAAACAATGCAAGTGCAGATACTCTTGGCGAAAACTTTGCAGTAAGAACTCTTACAGCATATGATAATGAAAGTTTAGTTCTTTCAGCAGATCCTGGAACTGGCGATAAACTTCAAATTACAGTTCCAAACTCTGGTATTGGAACGATGAACAGATTCCCACTGGGATCTTATGTTCAGATTGATAATGAAATTATGAGAATTAGTTCCAATGCTTTGGATGGAACCAATAATAATCAACTGACTGTAATTCGTGGTTCGATGGGAACCAGTGTTGAAACTCACGTTTCTGGATCACTGGTTAAGAAGATCAAACTTAATCCTATTGAACTTCGTAGACCATCTATTCTTCGTGCTTCTGGTCATACCTTTGAATATCTTGGTTATGGACCTGGTAACTACTCAACTGGTTTACCACAGGTTCAACTCAAGACACTGACTGAACAAGAAGACTTCCTTGCACAATCACAAGAAACTGCTTGCGGAACTGTTCTCTACACAGGTATGAACAGTGACGGTGATTTCTACATTGGAAACACCAAGTATTCCGCACAGTCTGGTGAACAAACTACATTCGATGTTCCAACACCAACCATTACTGGTGAAGATCCTAACAGACTCTCCGTTGTATTTGACGAAGTTATTGTTAAGGAAAGAATCCTGGTTGAGGGTGGACAATCCAAGCAGATCCTTTCACAGTTTGATGGACCTGTTACCTTCTCTGGTAACGTTAGAATTACTAACACTCTGAACCTCAATGCAGATCTTCGTGTTGGTGATCAAGGAACAGTTACTTTACTAAATGCAGATCAATCTACTTCCTGTACTACTGGTGCTTTGATTGTTACTGGTGGTGTTGGTATTGGTAAGAATGTCAATATCTGCGGAACACTCACAGTTGCTGGTGAATCTACCTTTAATTCAAAGATCAATGTTAATGGTGACATTGATATTCGTGATGATGATAAGATATTACTTGGTAATGATGATGATTTTGAGATTTTCCATACTGGATCCAATGGTAATACTTACTTCAAAGATAAGAATACCACTGGCGGTACAATTTTCTTAACCAAGCATTTTATTGGAAGAAATGCTGCTGATACTGAATTTACTTTTGATGCTATCGAAAATGGTGGAGTAAGACTCTACTATGATGGTAATAGCAAAATTGAAACCACAAATGGTGGTGGAATCGTTCGTGGTAATCTTGAGGTCACTGAAGATCTTCAAGTAAATGATGATCTTACTGTAAGTGGTGATGCTAGCATTAGTGGTAGTCTTTCTTGTGGTGGACTCAGTGTTAATGGATCTATTACAGCAACAGGTGACATCAGCGCATTCGTTTCTGACGATAGACTGAAGACAAACAAGGTCGAGATTTCAAATGCTCTTGATAAGGTTTGCTCCTTGAATGGTTTTACATACACACTGAACGATCTTGCTGGAACATTTGGTTATGATGTAACTGAAAGACACGCTGGTGTTTCTGCTCAAGAGGTTGAAAAGGTTCTGCCAGAAGTTGTCACATCTGCTGGTATTGATGATGAGTATATGTCTGTTAAGTATGACAAACTTGTACCACTTCTTATTGAAGCAATCAAAGATCTCAAAGCAGAGATTGATGAACTGAAGTCCAACAAATAAATAAAAATAAAAGTATCTAATGGCACTACAGGGACCAGGTAATAAGATATCTTTTTCGGATATAAGAAACGAATTCGGTACACCCCGAGATAATAACATTGGGGCGTATCGAGTTAGTGAAACATATGGGGCAATGTCAAACTTGCCTCTTGATGATGGTATTCCACAATCTGGTAGAATTAACTGGAGTGACTTCTATAATAAGAGATTAAATCTTATCCTTGACTGTTATAGTGGTGGTGGATCTCCAACATCAACAGCATCATTCTTCTGGAACTCTTTAGATGCTGCATATACTGGACATGCAGAATCATATTTCAAAGTTATTGATAATGGAAGACCCAATGGAAATGGGAGTAAAGTAAAGTTAAAATCATATGGAACTCCTGGTGCTACATTTAATGCAAGGATAAACGTTAGATGGGATGACAGTAGGGCATCTGATGGACGACCGTTTGAAGATATAACTGTAAATCACAATGGTGGTCAATATACATTTACAAGAAGTGGCGAAACTGGTAACGTCACTAAAAAACTAAACTTTACAGTTGGGCAAGAATATACTATAGATTTTGATGGATTAAGTAGAGGTCTCAGTCATGCACTTCCAAGTCGAGATTTGAATGACCGTGCATTTGAATGGGATGATTGTAATGGAACAACTAGTATTCCAAATGGTTATGAGTCAAAAAAACTAGGTATGCGTGAAGATGAAGGTAATGATATGCACGCTATCATAGAAATTCTAGGTGAGTCAGATCACTCTGGAAATGTAAGCAGAAAATCTTCAGAAAGATTATTCCCATATCAAGACGTTCCTACTCAACACTCACTCGTTGCCGATAGATATGGTGTTTCAACATATAACTTTAGAGATGCTAATTTCAAAAAATCAGATGGTGGTCAAGTAAGTAATTGGAGATATGATAATGTATCTTTTCCAGACACTGATGACTATCAAGTAACAATATTTTGTGATGATATTTGTACAGTAAAGATTGGTCCCCATACTCTTAATGGAACTATTGGTGGCAACAATTATAATATTAGACTAAATGGTGGAACATATAACATTGAAGTTCAAAATCATACAAACTCATCAGGCAATCGTGTTTGTACGGGCAATCTTTATTACTTTGGAATGACCATTTCCAAGCAAGGTTCGTCGGCACCACCACAGGGAGCTGCACTGACTAATGTTGGTTTCAAATTAAGATATAATGCTGGATTTAGATATAGAGTTGGTCAATTTAGTGGTATTAGTGGAAGTATTCCATCAACAGATCAAACTGGCGGTAAGAAAGTTATTGCCCACACAAATGGTTTAATTTATAATACCAACGGAAAAGGTGATCAATATAGAGTAGCACTTCGTACTGGTATTTGGCCAAGTGACTGTGATTTACATCTTAATGTTGGTCCAAATTCTCTAATTATTGGTGCTGGTGGTAATGGTGGTCCTGGCGGATCTGGTGGTGGTAATGGTGGTGCTGGTCAGAATGGATCTTCTGCTATTGGTATTCTTACTCCACTAACACTTGTCAATAATGGAGAAATTCGTCGTGGTCACGGTGGTGGAGGTGGTGGTCATGGTGCATCATTCCAAACAGAAAGACAAGTATGTAAAACAAAGAAAAAGGGTGGTAAAAATCCCAAGAAAAAAACCAAGTGTAAAACCGTATATGATGACAATAGATCTGGCGGCGGAGGCGGCGGTGGTGGTGCCGGTTTCCCTAATGGAAACGGTGGACAAGGTGGCGGTGGTGCTTCTGGTCCTCAAGGATCTAATGGATCTAGTGGTGGAAATGGCAACACTACGGGTAAGCAAGGTGGCAACGGTGGTAACGGCGGAAGCCGCGCTGGACGTGGTGGAAATGGTGGACCACCAAATAGAAGTAACGGATCACCTGGAGCAAATATGGGTGAAAATGGATGGTCACTTCTGTTTAGCAGTTCTTCAGTTCAGAATGGAACATCAATCACCAACAATGGTGTAATTCATAGACAAAATCTGTATGGCATAGGTTTCCCTAAACTACAGTAAATGAAATTTGAAGATATTGATAATCTTGAAATCATTTTCAAGATTGTGGAAGATAGACCTGATGAAGAACAATTTTATATTAAGTTCTGTAGGAAGAATACTCATCTTCCTATAGATGCTTATCCCACAATGCTATTAGATTATGGTCATCTAGATTTTACAAGTCCAGAGAAACTAATACATAGCATATACCTAGTTGGACGCTATGTTGTAAAAGAACAACTAGAACAAGAACCAGTTCTAGATGAAAATCAACCAGAATTTATAAGTTCGATAGATCTTTCTGATTATGTTGGAAAGGTCGCATCTATAAATTGTGATGAGCAAATGTCGGCGTGGTCTAGGGGAGTATATGAATTGTGGGATGAGATTAGACTATGATTGTAGATACTGGACCCAAGTGTAGAAGATTTGTTCGTGGCAATTCAGATTTTGACCTATGTGTAAATATAGGTCAGAAAGGATATGTTGTTGCAGAGCATCCAGATATAAGATGGACAACACACTACATAGGAATTTACGGTAGTGGTAAATTTGGTCGTATCTTTGAAGAAGATTATATTGTATTTGATGAAGTAAAAGTATATGACGTTACTGACTATGTAAAGGATAAAGTTGTCTTCGAAGCACTAGAAGATTTTTATCTGATTGGATTTAATACTCACGATAAAGATGTTAAGTGGGAAGGAAAACTTCTAGAAGGCAAACCTAGAAAAATTACTGTGGATAAGAGAACAGTTCTTATCAATCTTAATCGTCCACCAATTCATGTAAATGATAAAAAGTTCAAGAGATTTGATTATACATATTTGGAAGCAGGTAGAGAATATAAACTAGCCTTACCTAAAGATCACATTACTGCATTATTCCATAAATTATGATTACTAGAAAAGATCTTTCTGATATTTACATTTGGGCAAAGTACACCAAGTTTCCGCTAAAGAAAGCACCAACATCGAATGGATATTGTAATAAAGAGATCTATATTTCTTGGTTGAAAGGTGTAGGTAAACGAGTTTCTATTCGTAAGAGACTAATGCCTCAAAATATTGTAGATATTTACGAGAAAGAAGAAATCCTATACTCTACTTATTCTATATTTGCTCCAGGAACTATTCTCAATCCACATCGAGATCCTGATGTATATGCCGAGCAGTATAAACGAATTCAGTTACCACTTTCAATCCCACATCCACATCATTGCTTTATGATTTGGGATGATAAAAAAGTTGTATGGAAAGAGGCGCAGGCACAGGTATATCCAGTGATGGATGTAACTCACGAAGGATACAACTTAAGTCAACGACCAATGGAGTTTATCATGATTGATGTGAAAAAAGATACTGTCGTTGAAATAGGATAAATAGATAAAAATCACCATATAAGATGGCGAATATAAGAAAGCAATTCAACTTCCGCAATGGCGTACAGGTTGATGATGATAATCTAATCGTAAGTCCTACTGGTCTGGTTGGTATTGGGACATCGGTTCCTACTGAAGCACTGGATGTTCGTGGGAATTTTAGTGTTATTGGTTTCGCCACCGCAAGCGAATTAAGATCGCCAACATTAACCATCAGTGGAAATGCAACGATAGCATCATTGGATGCAGATTCTGTTGTATCAACTGGAGTTAGTATTGGCAATGGAATTATTCGCCATGCTTCTGCTGGAGTTGTCACTTATTATGGTGATGGTGGCAGTCTCCAGAACTTACCAACATCCCAGTGGATTGATACTGACGTAGGTCTTGGATTTACCAGTATCTACTCACAAGGAAATGTGGGAGTGGGCACCACAGATCCCCGAGATACCTTCCAAATTGGTGGAAACAATAAAACCAGTGCTTTCTTTGAAGGTGGTGTTCGTATCAATGATACTGGTAATGTTGTTATTACTGGTATCACCACTTCTGGTGGATTTACTGGTATTGGACAGAGTATTACTCAATTAAACGCAGATAATATCGCAACAGGAACTATTTCTACTGCCAGAGTTCCACAATTATCCAATGCAAACATTCCAGACAGTCTGAACCTCACTGGTGATATTGAGGCACAATCTGGATTTATTGGTGACTTAACCGGTGATGTTACAGGAAACCTTGTAGGTATTGCCACAACTGCTAGAGATCTTACTTCAGATGCCAGAGTAAGTATTGATGATCTGGTTGCAAGTACATCTACAGTTGGAACATCAACAGTTACAACTAGACTTATTTCTACAGGTGATGTAGGTATTGGTACAGAGAACTTTGATATTCTCTCCGATCTTCACGTCAGAAAAGGTGTAGGAATTTCATCTATACTTGTTTCTTCTGATGATGATCTGGCAAAGATTACTGTAAGTAGAACAGGTGTTACTAGCAATACTTCAGGATCTATTCAGTTTGGAAATCCAAGTAATCTGTATCCTTACAGTGGATATGAAGATTTTGATATTATAAACGAAGGTGTTGGAAATGTAAATACTTATCTGCATTATGGATTTGCAGGTATCAACACTGGAAACTTCAACTGGTTCTATGGTCAAACACCAGCAGATCCATTGATGGTTCTTACTTATGAAGGCAGATTAGGAATTGGTCTTACTACACCAACAAGAAAGTTAGACGTTGGTGGTGATGCTTCTGTTACGTCAGATCTCAACGTTGGAAATAATGTCTCTGTTGGACAAAGTATCACTGTTTTTGATCTTTATGTTACCAATTCTTCTACTATTGCAGGTCTAGATCTTGATGATGTTGTTAGAGATGGTGAAAACATAAACGCAACATCTGGAATATCCACCTTTAATGATCTTCAACTTTTGGGTGATGCCACTGTTGCTGATCGCATTGGTATTGGGACTCTTACCCCAGCAGCATCTCTTCAAGTTGGAAGTGGAAATGCTTCGGTAGTTATTTCTTCAAATGGTGTTGGAATTGGTACTACAGAATTAAGCACTGGAATTGATCTTGATGCTTTCAGATCAGATGCACTCTTCAATTCAGTCGGTGTTGGTACTGCGGAACCAACTTGTGCAGCAGACTTTAGTTGCATTGGTGCTCATAACGTTGATGATGATGAACGTTTCTTGAGATTGCCAGTTGTAAATAACACCCAACGTGGTCAGATTGATGACGTTGGTGCAATGGTTGCAAACAGCAGCACTAACCAGATACAGGTGTATGACGGCGCTGATTGGAGACGTTTGGATACACAGAACTCCCAAGGTATTACAACTGCTACAGGCGGTTTTACAAGCGGTACAGGAGGTCCAGTACAGATTAGTGTTGTTGGATCAACATTAACATTTACTGTAAATGGTGTCGGATCCACATCTCTCACACTATCATAATTAGAGTAGAACTCTAGTTTCCATATGGAATCATTAAACGAAAAAGAACTCCTATTGATTAGGGGTTCTTTGCGTTGGAAAAGAATGTATAAAGGTATGAAAAATATACCACACGGAATTGTTGTGTGGGAAGATGATTGGATGCAAGATTCTCTTGATCGGTGTCAAGCAGAACTAGATAAAAGATTTCCTAACGCTCCGAAATGGAAGACTTGACAGATCCTTAAAATGTGAGTAGGATCGGTTTGTTGCTTTTGAAGGATGATCAGAGCTTTAGATATATTTCCTATCACAATATACCAAACAAAGATCGATCAGAATGAATTTCTGAAGCAAGAACTTATTCCTAAAATTACTGAAGTCCTTCCAGATCTTAAGATTCCAAAAGGATGGGCAACAGATAATCTTAAAACTTCTTTTGATGGAGAACCTGAAGGAAAGGAAGTTCTAGATCAGTATGATGGTCTACTTAAATCATTATACGATAGAGAAATCGAAAAGTTTTTCGATAGAGAAGCATCATGGGATTATGGTGATGATATTTGGTATAATTATTACCAGGATGGGAGTTATCAAGAACTCCATGATCATATTTCACATCCTATGGCAATACATCACTTCTCTTGTATTCACTATCTGTCATACGAGAAAGGAGTACATACACCAGCAGAGTTTCGTGATCCTGTGGGACAGTTGAGACAGCACAGTCTTGTTCTAGACTCTGAATATGTTTCTGATTATTATACTCCGAACTGGGTAGAAGAAGGAACGTTAATTATGTTCCCTTGTTATCTTGAGCATCGAGTTATTCCTCAAAGAGTATTGGATATACCTAGAATTACACTATCTTTCAATCTAGAAGTTACATCATATGATTCAAGTCGTTGATAAGTTACTTACACCAGATCAACACGAATTCGTGTTAGATTATTGTGAAAATGCTGCGTACCATTATGGTGAAACAGATCGAGAAGATCTACCACCAACAGGTATGGCACATTTGATAGATCCTAGAAGGGACATCTATGAGTTGATGAGATATGCAACTGCACCATATTCTGATGGCAAAGAATTGTGTGAGATGTATATTAACTGCTTTGCATCATCAGAACGTCCATACTTTCACGTTGATGCAGATGATGGTATTACTATGCTATACTATCCAAATGAAGGTTGGATACCTGATGATGGTGGAGAAACACAATTCTACGTTGATGGTGAGATTCGTGGAATTGTTCCACAACCGAATAGATTAGTTTATTTTGATGCAAGTATCCTGCATCGTGCAACCAGTTTCCGAAGTGGACACCGCTTCACCGTTGCGATCAAATTTGAGTGATATAATACCTGTATGAAGCGATTCACTCTTGCCATTGGCAATCCACCCTACGGGGTTGGTGGCAATCTTGCCATCAAGTTTCTCAACAAAACTTCGGCAGTTACGAACGATATTCGTTTCGTTCTTCCTACTTCGATGCGGAAACCTTCCTCATTGAATAAGATCTCTGCCAACTTACATTGCACTCACGATGAAGATTGTGATGCAAAATCGTTCCCTGGCGGTATCAATGCCGTGTACCAAAAGTGGAAACTGAAAGAGGAACAGCGGGAAAAGATCCCGATGCTTCGTACTCATCCTGATTTTGAATTTCTTCCCTATGAAAAAAGATCAGAAGCAGATGTTTTTGTGGGTGAGTATGGTTGTGGACCCAGTGGTAGAGTCAAAACAGAGAACTTTGTTCACTATGCAAAAGGTCATCACTTCCTCAAAGTTCGTAATGATGAGGTAAAACAAAACCTTGTAAAGTTTGCCGATAGGTTCAGAGAAGCGGCAACACAATGCAACGGTCGTTATCACTTTGGTAAGAACGATCTTATCACCACTTACATCAACTGCCTTGAACAAGATGTCTAAAAACAAGCACAATCAGGAAGTTGGATCTACCATTGAGCGTTCTGATGAACGTATTAAGGTAACTCAAGAAGTGTTCACGCCAATGGAACTTGTTGAGTATATGATTGATGATATTGATATTGAATTGTTAAAAGATCCAGAGAGTACGTTTATTGATAATTCTGCTGGATGTGGTAACTTTCTGGTAGGAATGAAGAACCGTTTGATGCAATATCATAGTGAAGAACATATCCTTGAGAATATGCTCTATGCTGTAGAAATGATGGAAGATAATCACCAAGAATTGTGTAAAAGATTGGGAGTTCCTGTTACTCATCCACATTATGTTTGCCACGATGCTCTCACTTATGATTACTCCTTCGGAGAACCTGTAGGGGTGGAACAGTTTTTCTAATGGCACAGGGGGTTCCTTCGGGGATCCCTTTCTGCTATAATATATCCATACTGAACAGGACACCACTTGATCACCCTTCGCCCCCATCAGCAAGACGCTCTGGAAGCGATGCTCAAGCACGACAAGGGTCAGGTCATCATCCCCACGGGTGGCGGCAAGACCATTTGTATGATCAATGATGCCAAGCGGCAGTTTGATTGCGTTGGTTCTACCACTATTGTTGTGGTTGCTCCTCGTATTCTCCTTGCAGAACAACTCTGTAAGGAGTTCCTGGAGATCATCGACAACGCTGCTGTCTACCACGTTCACAGTGGTGACACTGAACACTTCAGTAGCACCAAACCCGCACTAATCAAGAACTGGCATCGTCAAGCGTATCGCAATCAACTGATCTTCACTACCTACCACTCTCTGCACAAAGTGCAAGAGGCAGGCATTAAAGTTGATACGATTTATTTTGATGAAGCGCACAATTCGGTTCAACGTAACTTTTTCCCTGCTACGGAGCACTTTTCTGTTGAGTCTGATCGGTGTTATTTCTTCACTGCTACTCCTAAACATTCTCTTACTGTTTTCAAACCAGGGATGAATGATGGTGCAGTGTATGGTCAGGTAATTTGTAATGTTCCCGCACCCAAACTGGTTGAGCAGGGTTTCATCCTTCCTCCAAAAGTTGTGGTGAAAGAATTGCCTCAAGGTGATCAAAAGCAATCTGACAGCAAAAACCTGTTGGATACTATTGATGACAATGATGTTGATAAGATCCTGATTGCTGCACGTTCTACTAAACAGATCGTCAATCTGATTTCCAACAGTGACTTCTGTGCCGAACTTCAGGTGCGTGGTTACAACTGGATGCTGATCACATCCAAGACTGGTGCAATCATCAACGGTAAGAAAGTTTCCCGCGAAGAGTTCTTCAAGATCCTCAATCAATGGGGTGAAGATGATACTCGTTTCGTGATTATGCACCACTCTATCCTTTCCGAAGGTATCAACGTAAAGGGTCTGGAAGCAGTTCTCTTTATGCGTAATATGGATTACATTGGTATCTCACAGTCAATCGGGCGTGTAATCCGCCTGGGAGGCGCTCAAAAAACCTTTGGGTTGGTTTGTGTGCCTGTTGCTGATAAAGTTGGTATCGGCACTGCTAGAAGCGTTCAGGCAGTTGTTGACACTGTGTTCCAGCAGGGTGAACCTGCAATCTCCGTTGTTCGTCGCTGAATCATGAAAGTCAAAGTTACTCTTTTCAAAGCAGGAACTGTATTCGCTGAAGAAGTGATTGCAAGGGATTATGAAGATGCCAGAAATGTTGCACTCGCTCGTAATCCTGGTGCTACAGTTGTAAATGTTACTGCTATCTTTGGTTGATGGGTTTCTTAAAACCACACGTTGAATTTCCCACTATTCTTGATCCAAAACCTAAAAATCCACTAGGTTATGTAACGAATGATGGACTTTGGGCAGCAGTTCCCTGCGGTAGAAGGTTCCTTATTATACATAATGGCAGTCAAGTAAAGGTACTAAACACCTATAAACAATCTGTTGATTTTATCAACAACCAAAAGAAAACCATTAAAAAGAAGTCACGCAAATGACCGATAAACACGAAAAGAGGCGCGATGCTCTGGGATTGTTCTACGAATCAGTTCTAAAACCAGACCATCAACTCCGAGAATGTGCTCACAACCAAAAATGTTTTAACGAACTGATGGAGTGGCGGGATGAGATTATTCGTTATCTTGATGAGCGCAGGAATCAGGAGTTTCACTAATGGACTCTCATATAATCCTTATGGGGATGTTCGCGGTAGTAGCATATATCATCGTAACTGATGAGCGTGCTGCTGCCGCTTTTTTGTATGGTTTTCGGTTAGTATCTTCTAACATTAGACGCCACTGGTGGTGGTTGACTAACAATCCACGCAATCCTGTGGTAAAATATCTTATCTACCGTCGTTCTCTTCGTCTTGCTAAGGAACTGATGGCAGAAATAAATAAAGAGAAAGAAACATAATTTCTATGTTATCTACTGCATATCGTCTTCGACTTGAATCTATCTGCACTTGTATCGCCAATAAGGAAGAAGTTCCTCTGGAAGATATGATCTG